TATCACCAGCGATGGGAGATTTCTTTGAGACTTTCCAAATGCCTGCGTTGCCAAAAGCAGGAGACACCGTTCTTAGCTGCAATTGCGTTGGCGGAGATCCCCTTGCTTCTACTGAAGATGAATGTTTAGATTCTGGTGGATCTTGGGTTTGTACCGAAGAAGTTTTGCAAGCAGATTTAGATGAAGGATTTGTTTCTCAAATTCAAGGTGGTATTGGTTCGCTGTCAAGTTTCTTTGGAGATGCAGCCTCTAGTGTTAGTGGCGGATTGAGTGGAGCATTTGATGGTTTAAGTGGTGCATTATCAAGCACAGAAATCCCATCATTTCCCAAGCCAGGAGAGATGACACTTATTTGTAATTGTGTTGGTGGGGTTGGCGCAGCAAGTACAGAAGATGAATGCAGAGAAGCTGGTGGTTCTTGGGTATGTGAAGTTGGTCCAGCACCAGAGATTCCAAACTTTTTTGGTGGCGATGGATTACCTAAGATCTCTAAAGAAACGATGTGTAATGCCATCGATAATGTTGAGGTTAAGGATGTTGAAGAGACAGATCCTCAAACAGGCATTACATCAATCATAAAGAAAGCAGATGTGTTGCCAAAAGAACCATCACCACCAACTGTTGTTCCTGCTGCACCACCGCCTGCGCCAGTTACAAAAACAGAAAACAAAAAGACATTTGGTGGTGCGCAGGTTGCTGAAGCTATGACACAGAAAGCATTAAAGGATACAGCAATCAAAACATCCATCAAATATGGTATTGATGAAACAAGATACGCTATTATGTATCTTTGGATTTATCGTGAGATGCTTTACAGAAAGGCAGGAAAGGGTAGTGTTGATGATTACATCACCAGTAAGTATCAGTGGCTGTGGGCAAACCCACTAACAATTGATAAGAAAGAAGCAACCATTCGTTGGAAAGAATGGCAAGTTGCCAGTGCAAAAGCAAAAAACAAAGAAGTCGCTACTTTGACGATAGACCAAAAGGTTGATAAACTTTGGCCAACTATGGTTAAAGAATATTCAGAATCTGAAAGATCAATAAACAAAAAGTATGGCACAGAGTATGCTGGTGAACAAGGCTGGATTAAGTTCTTGAAAGACAGCTATGTTAAGTATAATAAGAGCACTGAAAATAAAGCAGCAACTAAGATTCAGGTTGAGGCAGAAACTCCTGCCGTGCAGACGGTAGGAAGTCAAGTTACTGCTGCACCGCCAACATTAATTCCAGATACAACCACCAAAGAAGAAATTGGTGAACAACCAGAACCACCTACTGGCGAGAAATGCGTTACTGTTGCAAGTTCTCGCAATCGGGTTTGTTTTGATCAGGCTGTATTTGAATACACCAGCGCAGGTTCTTGGAAACATGTTCCAACAGGAAATTTCTTACCTAACATTGTAAGTCAAGAGCAGTTGGATGGCTGTGCAATAGCAATTTCTACTGGGGGAACTTACGAATTTGTAACAAACGGTCGTAATGGAAGTTCAACTCTAATATTTTTTGGAGCAACTTTTGATGTAACGCAAGTTGCTGTTGGAGAGGAATGTGTATTTGTCGGCTATGGCAAGCATAGGTATCAAGTTTGCTTTGATAAAGCAGTTTGGAAATATGATGGAAATTGGGGCGCATTTATACACAAAGAAACAAACGGAGCGTATGAAGTTAATGAAAGTAGAGATCTTGAAGGTCTTGCGAGAGCAATTAGATTGAACAGCCGATATAGATGGGAAACATATCATGATGCATCTGGTGGTTGGAAACAGTGGCTGTACATAGATGGTGCTGCTGAAGTAGAAAGAATTTCGCCAATACCTACATGGTAGGAGGCTGGCGAATGAGTATAAATAGTTCGAAGAGCAATAAGAATATCTTTCCTTAAAGGCGACATCCTAATTATACTGACTTTGAAACAATAAGTCAAGGGATTTTTTATGAATATACATGATAGTTTGGTTAATTTGTTTGAGACTTATACTTTTGAGAGTGAAAAGTTTGAAAAAGGAAATAAGTCAGCAGGAACAAGAGCAAGAAAGGCACTAGCTGAGATCTCTAAACTGTGTAAAGACCGCAGAGCAGAGATTCAAAACTCAAAGAACGGAAACTAAATAGTACATGGCAAATATCTTCAGCGATCTAAACCTTGCGTTCACTGCACATCCAGTGACTGGTGCGGTTACACGCAAGACCGATCGTGATGCTGTTCGCCAATCCGTGAAGTCTTTGATTCTCACGAATTTTTATGAGCGTCCATTCAAACCTGACATCGGATGCTCTATTCGTAATTATTTGTTCGAGCTGTGGACACCTGCAACAAAACAGCAGATGGAAAATGCAGTTCTTGAAGTGATTAAGAACTATGAGCCAAGAGCACGAGTGCTTCGTGTGTTGGTCAGCGACAATCCAGATTTGAACTCACTGGTGGTATCAGTGGCGTTCACAGTTAGAAACGATTCAACTCCAGTTGTACTGGATGTATTACTTGAGCGAGTACGCTAATGGCAACAGCAAACACTTATCTGAGAGTTACAGAACTTGATTATGCGAATATTCGCAATAATCTAAAAACATACCTGAGCACTCAAGATCAGTTCCAGGACTATAATTTTGAAGGTTCTGTGATGGCAGTGTTGCTAGATGTTCTGGCATACAACACACACTACAATGCATATTATCTAAACATGCTTGCCAATGAGATGTTTCTAGATACTGCGCAACAGCGTGATTCCGTTGTATCTCGTTCAAAAGAATTAGGATATGTTCCAACATCTGCTATTGGTGCAAGCGCAAATGTTCAAATCACATTTACTGGTGTCACTTCTGGTACAAGCCAATTTACGATTCCAAAGAACTCAACATTCACTACCACCGTTGATGATGTGACCTATACTTATGTGACACCTGAAGCATATACGGTGATTGAGTCTAGCGGAACATATACTCGTCCAATCACGATTAGAGAAGGTGAACCGCTGACGCATCGCTTCACAGTAAGCACTGCCAATCCAGTTCGTTACATCATTCCGAATATTGGCGTTGACACATCAAGCATCACAGTTCGTGTTCAAGAGTCTGTTGCTGACACAACCACGACTGAATTTACTCGTGCGACAAATATCAATCAGATCTATTCTACCTCTCCAGTGTATTTCTTGGAAGAAGCTGCAGATCAAAAGTATGAGATTATATTTGGTTCTGGTTCATTGGGTAAAGCATTGCAAAACGGCAACATTGTAATTGTTGACTATCTTGTTTGTAATGGTGATGCAACTAACGGCGCATCTTCATTCTCTATTGACACATTAAATATTGGTGTGAGTTATAGTGCGGCATCTTTGGCGTTGAACAGCGCATCGCTTGGTGGCAGACCAATTGAAACCGTTGAATCAATTAAGTTTAATGCGCCACGCACCTATCAGACTCAGAACAGAGCGGTGGTTGATAATGACTATCAGCGCATTTTGTTGAATGAAAATGCAGATCTGCAGTCAGTTGTTGCGTTTGGTGGAGAGCAAGCAGATCCTCCTGTTTATGGTAAAGTGTATATTGCAGTGAAACCATATGGTGAGGAATTTGCCACAGAAAGTAGAAAAGCGCAGATTCGTGCTTCTATTATGGATAGAACACCACTTGGTATTGACCCTGTTGTTATTGATGCAGACTATACATATATCATTCCATATGTAACCACATACTTTAACAAAACCAATTCAACGGCATCTGAATCTTCTATTCGTCAGTTGGTTGTTTCCACAATTGGTTCTTGGGCAACCAGCAATCTTGAAAGATTTGGTAATCGCCTTCGCTATTCTCGTTTTGTTCGTGAGCTGGATAACATCAGTGATGTAAGTATTCTAAACAATGACGCAACACTTAGAATGCAGAAACGATTTGTTCCAAATGTAAATGCCGCAGAATTGGTACATTTGCATTTCCACAATCCTGTCCGTCCTGGAACAGTAACATCAACGCAGTTTACATACAATGGGTTCCTTGCTTATCTCGATGATGACGAAGAAGGTAATGTGAACATCTATCGTTTTAATGCGTCCAAGCAAAAGGTGAATATCGTTGCAGGTGCTGGAACAATTAATTACACTACAGGCGAACTTGATATTGAAAACTTTGCTCCGTCAGCATACGCAGATATTGAGTTGAGGGTCACTGTTACTCCAGACCGCTTAGATATTATTCCTGTTCGTGAGCAAATTCTTTTAATGAATTCTAGCGACGCTGTTGTTACCGTTGTTCCTGAGTATAACTAATGGCAGTAACCGAAAAGATTTCAAAGCTGGTTCGCAATCAGTTTCCAGACTTCTACAAGGAAGATGGAGAAAACTTCCTTGCATTCATGGAAGCATACTATGCTTGGATGGAAGAAAGCGGGAATCTTACAGATGGGATTCGTAATCTAGAATCCTATCGTGACATCAGTACAACTACTGATGATTACATCAATTATTTTATCAATACGCTACTTCCAGGTCTACCTGTTGATGTTGCAGCAGACAAAAAGTTGCTTGCCAAATACATCAAGCAAGGTAATCTTTCTCGTGGTACACTGGCTTCATACAAGCTGCTGTTCCGTGCAATCTATAACGAAGACATCGAACTTAATTATCCTGCAGATCAAATTCTAAAAGTTTCTGATGGTGATTGGCGCATTGATCGTTATTTGGTTTCTAACTTTGACGAAAACACATATAAGTTTATTGGCAAAACTATTAAAGGAACTGAATCGCAGGCAGAAGCACTTGTAGAAGATGTTATTGCTCGTGTTATTCGTGGTCGTCATTTGATGCAGATTCTTGTTTCCAATGTAAAGGGAACATTTAATCACTTAGAACCAATTCGCCTAAAAACGGACACTCTTGGAACAGGACACACAACTGAGATTGATGCAGGCATCAATCGTGTAGAAATTATTTCTCCAGGTGGTGAATATCGTGCAGGCGATGTTATTGAAATTCAATCCGATGTGATTGGTCAATTCGCAAAGGTTGTTGTTACTAATACAGTTGATCTTGGTGGCGTTCTCACTTTTGCGATTGTAAGCGGTGGTTCTGGTTATACACCAACCAGCGAAGAAGGCGGTTCTACACTAGAATTTTTTGGTGGTGATGGAACTGAGGCTGCTTCCTTTAGCGTGTTGCGCCCAGACATTAATGACACCTTTGCAATTTCTACTTGCACAACTCTTATTCAATCAAATACAACATACGGCGCACTTGCTCCGATTGTAAATGATTCAGACGGTAAGCCAAGACAAATGGCATACATGTCAAACACCTTGCTTTCTAGTCCGACATTTGGATTTCCAGAAGATGGGCAGGTGGTCACGAAGTCAAACTTCAGAGATCATGAGTCTGCAGTAATTACAATTGCAAACACTGCTAATATCAGCACAGGTAATTCAATTTTTGCATTGTATGCAAACGGAACTCCAACTGGAGCAAACGGCACAGTGCTTTCTGTTATTGACAACACCGCAGGTGCTACTGTTCTTGAGATTGATGGATATAAGAACTTCAACAATTCCGAAATTGTTCACATGTATTTCGCCAACACTTCTGGTTCTAATGTGGGTGTTGTGTCTGCATTCAGTGGTAATACAATTTCTAAACAAGTTGTTCAGATTGGTAATGTTGCTGGACAAACGATCACTACAGGTAATGAGATCGTTGGGCTTACATCAAATTGCTATGCTGTAATCAAAAAGGTTGTTGGCGTGGCTGCTGGTGCATATGAACACACTCCTGGAAACTATAGAGATTTGGTGACAGTCGTTGTATCTGCAAACTCAACTGCGAATCTAACCTCTCAGTTCGACACTGGTCCAATCAAGGGTGTTTATCTTGAGAACGAAGCATTAAGATTTGTTGGTTCTGGTACGGTAGTTGGTAATGTTGCATTAACAACTTCCAATACAGAATATGAGCACATTTATACTGCGCTTCAAGATTCAATCGTATTTACTGCAGGAACATTTGGCACGATTGCACAGCTATCTCTAATTGATGGTGGTTCTGGTTATTCTATTGCTCCAACAGTTAGAATGACCGAACAGGATATTGGTTCTCTTGGTATTGGTGAAGCATGGTTGACGCTGCAAAGCGATGATGTAAACTGGGGAACAGGCAACTCCTCCATTACTGGGCTGGACACAAACGATCGAATTGTCCAGGCAAACACAGGGTGTTCTGGTGATGTTAAGGGTGGTTATGGTGTTTCTGTTGTTGCGACAGATGTTCTTGCTAATGGTACATATCAGATGGTTGCTCGTGTATGGCAAGATTTCTTGCAGCGTGAACCTTCTGGTAGAAACTGGGCAAACAATTCTTATGTTGATCTTAAGATTTACAACAGCTCCTACACTCCAGGCGAAACAGATACAAGAACGCCAGTTGGGACAGGAACAGCGTTTGTAGCAAGCGTTCTTGATGGCGGTGTCCTTGGTAAGAATGCAAACATTACTGCGGGTGTTGGTGCAAACGGTACAATTTCTGCGCTGCGAGTTGTGGATTCTGGTTTCTCATATGCACACAATGAGTCAGCATTGCTTGAATCTAGCGGTCGTGCTTTAGCAACCAGTGCAAGAGTAAGAGTAAATCTTGGTGGTGTTGCAAACGCAGAAGGATATTATGCAACCGAGCGCAGCCACATTTCAACAACTCGTGGTTATATCCAAGACAGCAGATATTATCAAGAATTCTCATACGAAATCATTTCTCCAATTTCTCTTTCAAGATATAGAGATATTGCATTGCAGTTGGTGCACCCAGCAGGTCAGGCATTGTTTGGTAAATATCGTGCTCAGTCCAATGCATCATTGGATATTTCTGCAAACACATACAATACCAGAAAAGCAATTTCCAATGGTTCAATTGCAATCAACAACGGTTCGTTTGATATTGTTGGTACAGGAACATCTCTTACTTCTGAATATGCTAACAATGACACAATTATTATTGAATATGCCCACAGACAGTTCTATTCAATTCCACTAAAT